GGCTCACCCTGATTGCACCCATGTCACCGAAACCTGCGACACCCAACGGACTGTCATATCGTTTGAACAATCTTGAAGCCTGAATGATCGTTGCCTGCGTCACCGGCTCAGGGACAGATGGCCAACCAAAGATTGCTGTCACTTGCACCAATGCTTGCGAACCATAGTTGGCATTCACGTTCGGAAACAGGTAGTCACCTACTGCACGAATCTTGTCGTATGACCAAGTAAGCCCATCAAGGTTTCCGTTCAGTGGCTCCAACTGATAATCGGTCACAGTCCAAGTCACATCAAATACACCATCAGCAAGTGAAGAAGTTTTGAGTGTGAGTGCTGTTCCAGCGATGTCATCTATCGAGCAGTAGTAGTCATCTTCGGCTGTGTAGACCCGTGCTGTTGCTGAACCGACAGACCAAAACTTGCGGTTGCAATAACCATCAATGAGACGTGATGCAGCTCCGGCACAGTTATCAATCAGATCATCATCAATGTTGTCGGCAGTACCGATTCGGAGTGCCGCCTTGATCTGATTGCGTGTGGCATAGCCGTTGGTGATTGCCATAGTGTTCCAATCCTAGTTTATTGACGCGGCTCCACGATACTGCGTACCTTCCAAACTGTAGTTCACAAACGGATTCAACGAATAGACATGACATCCATACACATCCCACAGGCGTTGCTTCATGTCTCGAAGGTGCATCTCATACAACTCCCAAGGATGCTCACCCTGCACATAGCCTTCAACCCGTTCAGCACCACCCAAAGTTCCACAATCAGCACCAACCAACACAATGAACTTCGCACCAAGATATGCAGCCAAGTGCATAGCACCATGAATCCCAGATGAACCGATGACCAGCGAGTTATCGAGGGTAGGCCAGTCCTTGCCGGAAGGATCAAACGATCCACCAGGACGACCAGTGGTTGTTGGAAATGTAACAACTTTGGACATCTCCACCAAGAACTCTGCATCAGTGCCATGCTCGCGATGGGGAGTGAACACAGCCAGCGTCTCATCCAATCGTGCTTCCTTCACAGCATCACCGTGATAATGGGTGAACACGTAATACATGCCTAATCCGAACACTGACCCAGCAAAGTTCGTTGCCACACAAATCTTGTCATCAAAGAAACTCGGTGACAAATAATTCAATGTCGCGCCAGAACCAAACACATAGATCGTCTCAGACTCATACCTGTTCCGATAGTCGATCAATCCCATCCCAAATCCCTTCGACGCTTCAAATCCCAAGCCCCAGCGTCAGGCACACCAGACTGCCAACGCAACGCATGCAACGAACCATTCTCTTGGAAACTGCGCTGATTCTTACCAGCCAACGATTCATCCGATCTGATCGTTGAAGAATTGTCGTGAATGATCCCAGCCTCAGAAATCTTGACATCAACATTGATCCGACGCGCACGATCCTCAAAATCGTTGTCCTCAAAATATGCAGGCACATAACATTCCGAGAACAAACCAACCCGTTCAACAACACCAGCACCCACCCACGCGCACGACCAAGCAGGCATCGCACTAGTCAACGTGATCGAGTCAGGTTCACAATCTTTGTAGAACGCTTCCAGTTGACCTGGTTCAAAGAACGCATCCGAGTTCAACAGAATCCAACCATCAGCATGAGGTGTTGACTTGATACCAAGATTCCACGATGGTGCCACACCAAGGTTCGTTGGCATCCTCCACAGATACCAGTTCTGAATGTGTTGCCAAGGCGCAGTCCACGCCAACATGTCAGGATCGTACCCATCGCCGTTGTCGATGATGATGAGACGCTCAACGGGATAGTCGATTGAACGGATCGCCCGTTCCATCAAGTCATACCTGTTCAGGACTGGGATGATGATGACTGGCACCATTCGGACAACCCTTTCATCACAGGCTTCCAATGAGACTCCCAGACGCGATCAGCGTCGTATGGGGCTGCAAAGTCCACAGCCACCTTGTCAACGCCTCTAGGCGCATCGTAGGACTCTTTCAGGGCATCTACGAGGGAACCCACCTGTGGTGTGCAGAACCACGACTTCTGATGATTATCCCAGAACGGTTGCACCTCCACAGCCCAGCCCGATCCAACCAACTCAGGTTGCGCAGTGAAGTCCGAAACAATCACCCTGGTGCCACACGCCTGAGCCTCGATCACAGCCAACCCAAACCCTTCACCCATAGATGCAGACAACAGCACATCAGCTGACGCATACATCATCGCCACAGCCTGCTGAGGAAACCCAGTCCGATACGCATACTGATCAACAAACTTGTACTGATCCTCACGAATCCCACACGCAGCCAACAACGCCACCAAGTTCACCCCACCCATCGCCCCATCCTTCTCTGTGTGGAGATACAACATTGCGTCAGGACGAGTCTGTGCGAAGATACCGAACGCCAACAGATTCTCCGAGAACGACTTGCGCGACGGACTCGCACCCTTGTTCGCTGCGTTCATCATCACCACAAACTTGTCGTCAGGAATGCCCATCAGTTCACGACCTGTGAAGTGACGATCACCGTTCACAAACTTTGTTGTCGGACTGAACACAGACTCGATGCCGTGCGGAGCGTAGAAACATTCCACATCAACATTGTTCAACATCTTCTGCCCAAACAAAGACATCGCAATCGGCTTCACGTTTGGACGCTTGCACCATTCAACAACATCGACTGGACAAGGCGCATGATCAATCGGAACCCACGACGCAATGTTGTTCACAAGTTTCAACGACTCAGACTTCAACGGCCAAACATCAAACAAAGTCATCAACAAAGGATTCAGATTCTTATTACCGTTCGCCCAATCCATCCAATGCGCAACCATCACATCATCGGAATACGGTGCCATCCCACGTGGATACATTTTGATCCCATTCCAATTTGACGAAACTCCTTCGAGTCCGTACATGGCATGGATCGCTACTTCGTGACCTTCTTTGATGAGCCTTGGGACGGCTTGCGCGGTTTGCGTACCGTAGCCGGTGGGGACGAATGGTGCGTTGGAATACCAGAGGATGCGTAACGCATCGGCATTGGTAAGTCTGCTACTTCGGGCAAGTGTGCTATTCCCCGATGGAGCAACAATTCCGCTTCGAGGTCTGGTAACTCGACCAAGGTGTTCTTGACGATTACGAACATTTGACACTTCCTTCTCCTTCGCAGATCGCAGGGGGAAATAGAAATAGGGTCGGTACGCCCTGCGTGTTCGTACCGACCCTAAGCCTAGGGGAATTATGGGATGTCAAGGGGCAAGCCCCTCAAGCCTTATGGCTGGAGGAGATGCTTGACGTGTGATGTTTGTGGCAAGTTGCCGTCAACACGCCATGTGGCGCGGAAGGTAACAAGACCAGCGTTGAAGGCGTACTCGTCGGAACGATCCAACTTCAACCCACCGACGGTGCGCACGTAGTACGAAGGCAAGTGGCCAACGATTACGGACTTGGTGCCTGTGGTGGCTTCTGCCATGTTTGGGTTCTCGTAGATTGGCTTGCCCAAGAGCATGTCTGGGGAGTCCATTGCGAGTGCTGGTTGGAACACGTAGTTTCCTGCTGTGTCCTTCAACTTGCGAACACGACCAACTGACTGACCTGTCATCATCCAACCAACGCCTGGAAGGTTGCGAGCTGCACCATCCAAGGAGTAGAGAAGGTCGATGAGGTTGTCTGCTGTGAAGCCGGTTGCTGTGCCTGAAGTACCGCCAACAGACGAAGCTGCGACGATGCCCTTCGGCTGGTTGGTTCCTGTACCAACAGTCAATGCTGAACCAACTGCGTAGCCCAATGCGTTGCCTGTCATTTGAGCCAAGAAGCCCAAGATGTCAACACCAGAATCCTCGATCAACTCTGTTGTGAGCTGGGTGAGGAACGAATACTTGTAAGCACTCAAGGTGATGAACGAGTTGAACTGCATGTCGGACTCGGAGATTGCTGTGCCTTCGCCAGGCAGTGCTGCTGTTGACCAGCTGAACTGCGATGGGATTTGCAAGTTCTCGCCACCAGCAGTGTTCAACACTGTTGATGTTGCAAGAACAGGAGCAACCAAACGTGCCTGTGCAATCACTTGATTGTAGAACGAGGTTGGAACTGGTGCGCCAGCTGAACCCTTGGTGATGTCACGACGCTCAAAGTTGTGCGAACGAACGTCGCCCTTGATGAGTGCGCGGATCATTGCCACGTCTTCTTGAACTGGTGCTGCTGCAACAGGACGAACCTGGTCTGCAATCTCACGGGTTGCTGCGTCCATGCGAAGTTCGCGTGATTCATCTTCACGGAGTTTTGCGATGGTTGCTGCACGCTCGTTCAGTTCGTCGTTGAGACGGCTGTAGGTCTGTTCTTCTTCTGCTGAGAGGTCACGCTTTTCGGCTGTGGCCACGTCAATGATTGCTTTGGCTTGGTGCCAGGCTTGTTGACGAATCTCAACTTGACGGTCTAGATATTCTTTCATGGTTTGATTCTGCTTTCGGATTGTTGTGAATGGGGATACGCAGGGAGGTACTACTTCTCAACCTGATGCGGCTCCGCATACAGCAACACTGTTGACGGCTCCGTCAACGATGCAGTGAACAGATGTTAGGCGATGGTCTTCAATAAATCAAGGTGCTTCGCCATAACACCTAGACGAGATGGTGCAGCATCCTGCACCGGTTCAAGTTTGGCGACAGTTTCACGAAGCAACATTGCATGATCGGATGACAATGTTTGACCTGCTTCGAGTGTCGTGATCGCTGCTGCGAGCTGATCCGCGTCAATTCCTGTGCGAGTAGAGAGTGCATCCAACGAGCGTACAATCGCAGTCGTTGCTGTGTACGCAGGGAATCCTGTGACAACGCTCACCTCAAACAGTTTGATCTGACGAAGTTCACGCGACTGGCCATCATCAGACCACATGTCGCCACCAGAAGGAACGGTGAATCCGAACGACATCGAGTTCACATCACCACGTTGCATCAAGACCGACAGGTCACGACCAATCGTGGTATCAGGCAACGATGCGTCAACGAGCAATCCTTTGGAGTCTTCAGATAGTCGCAGTGTTTTGGCACGGGTTGTGGCAAGAAGCATGCTTGAATCATGGTTCATGTACATGCGCACATTGTTCTTTGACTTGAGTGATCGTGCGAATGCGCCTGGTGCAATCCGTTCAATGAATGGCAGTGGTTCCGAAGGCGAGTTGAATACGGCTGCATAACCTGTGAACGACATGCCGTTGCCTTGTGGGTCTGCGCGAAGTTCAAAGTCGTTTGATGTGATGCGACGTGTTTCAACAGTTGTGTCCATGTCGCCAATGCTAGTACCAAATGGGCTATGCGATCTAGATGACTTCGGGTGATCCTTCGGCAACAGATCATTGTCACCAATATATTTTGCATTCTCAGGTCTACCGTTGCGCAACAAATATAAGAACGCATTGACCCGTGCATACGACCATTGGTCACGGGTGATTCCTGGACGATGCGAAGTGGAGAATGCACCAGCCCCTCGACGGAATACTGTGCGCAACATACCAACCGTCGCACGTTTGGCAGGGTTATCACCGACTGCATCGTTGTGTTCTTTGGCTTTGTTTGCCAAACCTGTCTCAATGGCTTCTGACAGTTCAATCGTCTTCCCACTCGCAGGAGCCTTCGCAGACCCAACAGGATTCTTATCTGAACCAGTCACCTGATCCTTCGGTGGGGCAGGAGCATCAGCCCGTTCCGCTTTGATTGCCTCAGCCTTCGACATGAACCAGTTCATCGCAGGTTCAGGGTCGAGTGGGTTGATGCCCCAAAGATAGAACGCAACCGCACCGGCACCAGGGAACTCTTTATCATCAGGGTTTGAGTTCTTCGTTGCATCCAAGTCCACAAGATGTCTCGCACCCCAAGCGTTCGTGCGAATCACTTTGTCTTCGCTGATGTCACCACGAGCCATGTCCCGTGCCTCACGCACAGTCCGATCCACCAAACCATCACCAGCCAAGCCTTGCCCGTAATAATCCAAACCTTTACGAGCAGCCGAACGAATATACACAGGAACATCCAACGACACTTGGCGTTCTTCTTCGTGGTCTTCGGGTTCCCAAGCGTTGCAATACCAACCGCCAAGAACATACGCATCCCACTTCATGCAATACGCCTTCAACTCTTTGCCATCTTCTTGAATCATGTCCTCGTTGTAGTAATGGCAGTTCCCACATGCGCGACCTTCAGGAACATCAGCAGCCAACGCAGGACGATAGTTATCTGGCAACGCCCGTTCACCACCAGGTTCCATATCCTCAGCAATCGAC